ATGCAGGCAACGGCGCAAAACATACCGGAGATTGCTACGGACTTCGAGGCAGCCATGTCCGATTTCATGGTTTTTTGCGACCATTGGGTATGGATCGAGGACAAGGAGCGCCATTGTGCAATCCCGTTGAAACTTTGGGATTCCCAGCGTGCGATTATCGCACGGCTTACTGACGAGGCGCTTTTAATACTCCTCAAGACCCGGCAGGTGGGATTGACCTGGTTATGCGCCGCCCTGGTGTTATGGCTGGCAATTAAAAACATGTTGCACTTGACTGTAATCATTAGCGCCTCTGAGGATCACGCCAAAGAGTTCCTCGATAGGGTTTATTTTATTCAAGACCGGCTGCCGGACTGGATGAAACCAACTGTTAAGCGGCGCACCACCCAGGAGCTCACATTCATCACCGACAACCTGGAATCTACAATTAAATCGATGCCCACCATCGAGATGGGCGCGGAATCTAAGACGCCGAATCTCCTGATCATCGACGAGGCGCACACCATCCGGGACGTAGGGAGCATTTACGGCGCCTCCCTGCCCGGCATCGAGCAGGCCAAGGGCAGGGTAATTATTATTGCCAACAGCGTCCGCGGCGGCTCCGGTTGGGGATGGATACGGGACACATTCACGGCATCCCGGGACGGCAAGAATAAATTCAAGCGCATTTTTCTACCCTGGACAGCACACCCAGACCGGCCTCCGGACTTCCGGCAACGCATGATCGACAGCGGCATGGACCCGATTGACGTGTCCGAGCATTACCCAGAGAGCGAGGTGGAGGCCCTGGCAGCGGCAAGTGGTGGATACTTCGGCGACACCCTGGCCAGACACAATAATTTTGCCGAAGGCGTGCGAGGCCACCTGCGGCTCATCAAGGGCGATAAGTACAAAGAGGTCGAGTTTATCGAGGACACGCACGGTCCGCTTCGGATCTGGCGCTACCCCTACGACCTGGTGGAGGATTGGGATAGCAGTTTCTACGCCCGCAAATATGCCATCGGCTCCGACGTGTCCGAGGGGCTGGGCGAAACCTATTCAACAGCCTATGTCATCGACCGTTCACGCGATGAACTCGTAGCAAAATTAAAGAGTAACCGCATCGACGCCGTGGAGTGGGCGCAACTCCTCTACCTGCTTGCCCTGTACTACGGGGACAGCATCGACCGCACTCAGGAGCGTAATTTTCGGGTAGAACGCATAACAAGCACGATCTGCGTCGAGGTCACAGGTTCAGGCCAAACCACCGTCAAGGAGCTGATCAAAAAGCGGGCGAACCAGTATGTCCGGGTTGTGCCGGACAAGGTGGGCTCCGGCATGACCAAACAGTACGGCTGGCCACAATCACAGACAGCCAAATATGAGCTGGCAGGCGACCTCAAGCAGTGGTTCCGCACCACCAAAAGCACGATTTATGACTCCGAGCTCATCAATCAGGCAAGCACATTTATCCGGCACGAGACCGGGCGGCTCGGTCACGAGGAGGGCGTGAATAAGTACGACGATGACGTGATCGGCGCTGGGTTGACGATCCAGGCCAGTTTATTCATCGGCGCCGGGCCGGAACGGATAGTCCCACCGCTCACCGGATGGCGGGGGCGTCAACAGGATGCAACACGGAGGGAGACGGTATGGGCGGCATAGACTGGTTGGAGATAGTCTGGTTTATTACGATGGCATTCGTAGCGGGCTTAATTGTTTTAGTAGTCGTGCTCGGAGTAAAGGGGGTATAGATGATAAACCGCATCCTTAAAGCGTCCGCGTGGTGCATCATCTGGGCGTATGTAGCGGCAGAAGTGGTTTTACTGGCGATAACGGGAGATTAAAAATATGGGAAAGCGAAATCTTAAACCAAACCAGCAGATCATAAGGCCAGACAAGCGCCTCCTGGAAGCCTGTGAAGCCCTACGCTACGCTATTGAACACCCGAACGAGCGCAGCGAAATCATCATGCAGCAGGGCATTTACAAGCAAAAAGACCCGGAAGCGATCATGACGGTCACGGTAGATGGGGTAGTGGTGGGTTACAAAGTGAAGTCATCGAGTCCGATTGAATTATGCCCTTATTTCGACCGATACGTATTCTTCAAGGTCCCGGGGCACAAGTTGTCCGACCTGAGTAAGCAGGAGTTGTCCGCCATCAAGACGGCGATCCTGGATGCGTTTTTCGAGGTGCAACAGGGCGAGATCAAGACCGAGGTTATCGGCTGGGATGCCATGATGTTGAGGCAGCGGTTTGCCGTGGCGTTCCCCGTCGAACGCAGCCCGAATTTAGTGTCATTAACCGGAGGATTTGACGCGTGAACCACTGTCCGAAATGTCACAAAAGGATGCAGGTAGGGGAAGGCAACGTCTATTTTAAGTTAGGCGATACGGAAATCAAGACCGTATCTGTGATCTACTCCTGCTTGGCCTGTGACAAGCACACGGCAAGTTTTCAGTTCCGCGTAGAGCCGATCCAGGAGGCTGCGGGGTATGCGGCGAAGGAGGGATTAGATGCCTAACCGGGAGAAGTGCATACCAAGAAGGGGAAATCATAATGTCAACTATCGACCTCAATAAAATCGAGAATGCCGACACGCCTCAAGATGTCATGGACGTTTACCGGCACGTTAAGCGTTATTTCGTAGACGATCCTGATCGAAAGACCTGGAAAGACAACCGAAAGAAGAACTGGGACGCTGCCTATCCTCTCGATGTCGAGGAGCACGGCATCTGGACTGCCAAAGAAAAAGAGGCGATGCGGAAAAAAGACCAAATACCCATTGCCATCAACGATCTGGCGAAGGGTGTGCAGTCGGCCTGCGCGGTAATCACGGCGAAATCTCCCGGCCTTAACTTCTCGCCTATCGGCTCATCCGACCTGTACGTCGCCGAGCTGTTTAAGCGCGGCTGGGATTACGTTCTTAACCGCAACGGCGGCCCCATCACGTTCTACGAGTTTGTCAAAGAAGCCAAGGTCGGCGCTCTGGGATGCCTGGAAGCCCGGCATGACCCCAGCAAGGGCATTTACGGCAAGATTTGCATCGAAGAACTCGACCCAGAAAACTATTACTATGACAAACGCTCGAAGAAACGTGACCATTCTGACGTAAACTTCGGTAAAGCGCACCTCGTGACCAAGAAATACGCCCTGGACACCTACGAGGGGCTCACTGAAGACGACCTGAAGTTCGACGCCATCAGCAAAGACGAAGCTGAAACCCCGAATAAGGTTGATACCGTGACCGGAAAGGATAATTACGCCATCGACACGGGCAGCAAGAAGGGATTGCCTGAAACCGACAAGGACGAAGAAGAGAACGTCTGGGAAATCGAAGACTGGGAGTTGACTAAAGTCAAAGAATTGTGGTTGATGATTCCAAACCAGGAGAAACCGGGCGAGTATGACCGGGAAGTTTACAAGACCAATGCGGAGATTGAGGCGAATGGCTGGCAGATTGATGCAAGCGGGAAAACGGCGGCAAAAGAAAACAAAACACTTGTTCCCGACCCCACAACTGGCGAACCTGTTCAACTTCAGGCGTTAAGAGAACACATGAACACCGTGCAAGCCGTAATCTGGCCTCGTCGCGTCGAGAAACGCATTCAGCGCATCATCATCGGCAAGAAAAAGATCAGCGAAGAAGAAAACCCCCTTGGCGTGGACTCTGACAATGAACCGATCCTGCCCATCGTCACCCTGCCTCACGACCGCACCCTGTCCGGCTATCCGACATGTCCAACAACCCGGGCGTACGAGATCACGCGATCACGGAACAAGCGCCGGATGCAGAGCATCTATGTCGTGTCCAAAAACATTGACGCCCCTATCGTGATGCCACAAGGCGCAAAATGGGTAAAAGACGAAATCCACGGCGACTCAATCGAGGTTGCAAAAGATTCTGCATTTCAACCGACCCGCTTGTTACCCGGCACGACCTCCGCCGAACTGGTGGGCATGGAACAACGAGATAAAGAAGACATCTCCGACGAATACGATATGCCGGAAGTGTTCAGAGGTAAAATTCCGCCCGGACAGTCAAACATTGCAGGCCGGACAGTCCTTGCACTCCAGGAGACTGTCGGCGTCATGAGCCAGCCGTTTACCTTGGCCATAGAATCCAGTCTTGAGCGCCTCGGAAAAGCCGTGGCCGCCCTGATGCTTAAAGTATGGCCTAAATCCATGTGGATGCGCCTCATCGAACCCGACGAACTCGGAACTTGGCAGCCGGAGAAGGAAAAAGAGGTTGATGACCAGGGAAACCCGGTCGAACCGCCCGCCGACATGATTCAACAGCGTTGGATGGACGCAGTCAGCAGGATCACGGGAGAGGACGGTAAGGAACCCATGTCCATGATCGACCTGGACGTCAAAGTCATCGCCGGGTCCACGCAGCCGACGAACAGGATGGCAAAGTCAGGCGTCGCGATTGAATATGTTAAGGCGGGCATCTACGACGCCCAGGCCGCTCTGGAATATATGGACGATCCAATGAAGGACGAGGTTGTGGAACGCATGGAACGAAAGCGCAAAGAAGAACTGGAAGCCGTTAGACAAGGGCAAACGACGAAGGCAGGGTAATGGGCGAACTAACCAAAGGAGAGCAAAAATGATGGAAACCTGCGGAAAGTGTTTATATCTGATCAACGTAGGCGACCCGAAAGAGCCGATGAACGAATGCCACCGTTTCCCGCCCCAGGCCGCCGGCAAAGGAGCCGCAGTCTACCCTATAGTTAAAAACATCGATCCGGGATGCGGTGACTGGACTTCAAAAGAGATGCCGGAAAAAGAACCGGGTCCGGCAGCGCAAACAACCAAAACCCGGGAAAAAATCGACAAGGCCAGAGGAAAGGCATTAAAACGATAAACAGGAGGAAGAAATGAAAAAAGTATTTATTATCGGGGCAATTCTACTGTTTGCCGGACTATGTTTTGCCGAACCGACGTTTGTAAATTACTCCACAAAGACCGCATCGGGGCTGGTGACGACAGGATCGGGGATGTATCACGGCATAAAAGTCAACACGGACGGCACCAACGCGGCCACGATAATCGTTTATGACAACACGGCAGCGTCAGGCACAACCATAGACCCGTCAACCGTTTACGTGACATCGGCGACCATGAGAGTGCAGGCCTCGGGATCTAACCCGCCGCGGCGATACTATAACGGGCTGTACGTTTCCATAACCTGCGCCGGGACGGTATCGGTAACGGTGGAGTTTACGCCGGACTAAGGAGGACTAAATGAAGAAACTATTTATATGGTTGTTTTTAATACTGGCGCTCCCGGCATGGCTTTATGCGGCTCCGTATGTATCGGGCGGCGGCGGCGGCGACATAGCTACCGACACGATCTTTGACGCAGCAGGCGATCTTGTCCAAGGCACTGGTGCGAATACAGCAGCTAAACTAACCGCCGGTGCTACAGCAGGAATGTATTTACGGTCAGGAGGAGTAGCAGCAGCGAATGGATGGTCAACACTGATCCTTCCGAACGCGGGCACAGCCTTCTACCTTCCTGCCTTTACCTCAACCAATACGCTTGGTCAACTTGCGGCATCAGGCACGGATGGCCAGATACTCACAGGAGTTACAGGAGCGATTCCGATCTGGTCAAGTTCAATTACCCTTAATACTACCGGAACGGCAGCTAATCTTTCAGGTACACCCGCTATTCCGGATGGTACGACTGCGACTACCCAAGCAGATAACGATGCAACTACTAAACTCGCAACTACCGCTTTCGCCAAGGCTGAGGATGCAGTCCTCAAACGCAAACCTGACCAGGCAGTCAATCAGACTGCAGCGGCTTCAGACAGCTCCGGTATCACGGTAGCGGATAATGACAATATAGACTTCGGCACTGGTAACTTTACCTTAGTGTGGAAGGGGAGTTTGCCGACTTATGGTGTATCCGCAGTTGATAGATATTTGATACATAAAGCTAACTATCAATTTTATATTTCAAGTGCTGGAAACGGTGAGTTTGGCGTTTATCTTAATGGCGCTGGGGGTTTGATAAAAAGCTATCTGTCAAGTGTTCCTGTCTCTCTTGTAGACAATAC